TCAATCAGGTTGATGCGTTGATTTAGTTCCTCTGCCAGTTGCGTGGTATCAATCGCGCCATTCAGCTGCTCAAGAATTACTGTTGGATCGGTGCTGGGTGACGCAGAAACGCCTCCCGTAGCAGAGGTTGGATACCAGGCAGAATACTTGCCGGCGCCATCCATAAAGCGCACCCAGTAATACCAGGTAGAGCCCGGCACGAGGCCGACGTGGTGGTAGGTCTTTTGCGGGACGGCGACTTTGGCAACCAGGGCGGCGCTAGACCGGTTATTGACTTGAGCGCCCCACAGCTCCGCATAGGCGGCATCAAACCCGGTGTTGGCATAATTCCAGGTGAGCACGATCTCGAAGACGCCACCCACGGCGGTAAGCACATTTGCCGAAGCGGTTGGGTCAACTATCGGGGTGATGGTGGTCTGAGCTGAGGTCTCTGGGGGGTAGCTGCTGCCATCGCTGCCGACCGCGCTAACGGCAAAGCGCAGGATTTTTCCGGCCAGATCAATCGGTGCACCATTGGCGTCGACAAACTGGTACTGGTCGAAGGCCAGATAGGTCAGATCGGCGGTCGTGCCCAGAAGACGCCAGGTGCCGTTATCGCGGAAATAGATTTTGTAGCTGAATGCCGTGCCGCCGGAGGCGGGTTTGCCCCATGAGAGCGTGATGCTGATCCGGGGGATCTTGTTATCCCAGGTAACGAGCGAACTGGCTTTGAGCGATGTGACCTGCCCCGGCGTGGTTTTGTTGCTGGTGCCGGTACCGCCGCCTTCTGTGCCGCCCGTCCACTGGCCGCCATACGGATCATAAGGCGGGATTGCCGAGACTTCGGCGGTATAGATGGCGGGTGCGTAGGGCACCAGCTCCAGCGTGGCAGAAAAGTCGTTGCTCGGTCGCACGGATTTGACCAGGCAATCCATGGTGACTTTATCCAGGTTACCGTAGGTAATCACATCGCCGACGGTAACACCGCTGGCGCCAGCCGACAGCGTGAGCGTGGCGCCGGCATAGCTGCTGACACCCGAATCGAACTGCGTGCCTGTCTGGGTGCGTACCCGTGCGTAGAGCGTGCCGGTGGCGGTAATGTCTTCATCGAGCGTGAGCGTGTTACCGCTAATGGCAACGACGCGGCCCCAGCCGCTGCCGAGGCGTGGCACATCATGCGCCAGCCGTACAAAGTCGCCACGGGTGGCGAGTAGGTTTTCGGCATCGCAGCTGATCTTGAAGGTCTCGATGCGCAGCTTGCCCTGGGCCAGCGAACGGCGGCCAATGACAAATGCTTGCTCGTAGCGGCTAACGCCCACCAATTTCATGGTTTCGTACAGGGTGGCAACTTTGGTGCCACCAGCACCGTCAGCGCTGTAGCCGTCATCGAACACCACCACCTCATCGGCGGTGGTGCTATCGGTTGGGGTGTATTGCACGCGCAGGGCATGCGGCTGAATGTGGTACACCAGCTCGCCGGTCAGCCCTTTGATGTTGCGCGGCGTAAATAGCTGCACCGGGGTATTACGCAGGCGGTCAATGGCGATGGAATGCTTGCCGGCGGCGGTGGATGGTGTGGCGTACCCGGTACCGGCAACCAGCTTGAGCGCTTCCCATACGGTGGTCTGCGAGGTGACTTCCAGATCGCACATGGCGCGCGGCATGGTCGGTGCATTGGCCATCGCCTGGTTGCACCAGTTGGCCCAATCAACAAACGCATCGAGATCAATCCGGCTATCGGCCACCGGGCGCGGGATGGCGCTGCCCCGCAGGATGTCGAGATACGCCCAGGCCGGGTTGCGCGTCTCCAGGATCTGCCAGTTTCCGTTCTGGTATACCGGCAGCTTGCTGGTGACGATGCACGACAGGTTATTGACCGAGCCATTGAGCTGGTCGGTGGCCTTAATCTTCATTTCGATCAGGCTGATCGGCTTATCTGGCGCGACTGGCGGCACGGCACGGTAAGAGCGGATCGACGACAGGTACGAGTTGCAGTAAACGGCCGTGGCGGCGGCGTCCTGATCGTCTGACAGGCGCGAAATGCGGATCTGGTAGTGCCCGGCCGACGGGAAGGTCATGTAGACCGTCGTAAAAAACGGTTTGGTGAACTGGCCGGTGGCGCGCACGGTGCTGCTGGTGCCGGAGTGCGTGTAGTGGTTGCGGTGGTCGGTGTAGGTAGCCCCACCCTCTTCGCTGTACGAAACGGTCGTCAGCATGTCACCATCGGCGCGCGCGCTGGGGTCGGGTAGCGCATCAACGACGGGGTGATTCGGGTTTTCGGAATAAGGGCTGCCGACGTCTTCCCAATAGCTTGAGGTTACTGCCGAATAGAGCGATGAACCGGAGCCGTCAATAACGGGAGACAAGCCGCTGACGGGCACCCAGGTGCTGCTGCCGACGGGTGCGACTTCAATGCTGAAATCCACTGTCCAGGGCAAGTGGTTGCCATTGGTTTTGTCGACCTGGTACAAACCATTCGGAAACTGGATGTCGATGGCGACCTTTTCGGCATCATTGGTCGTCTGCAGTGTGCTAACGGCGTTTTTGAGCAGGTTGATCGAGTACGGGTCTGTCCAGACATCCTCTTTGCAGATCTTGAGCTCGTCGCCGGCCATGAATGATTCATGGATGAAATACTCGACGTCTTTGTAGTTACCAATCGGCGTGTCGCCAATCAGGATGTCTTCAATCTTGAGCGGGCCATAGCCGGCGGTAAAAATCTGGTGCAGATACTGGTTGCTGCCCGAGCAAACGATGTAAGGATTCATCGCGTGCATGGGCATCACGCGGCGGCGGCCATAAACGCGCGGAATGGTGCCGTAGGGGTTAGCCTGGTTGGATACCTTCGAGAAACCATACACTGGGTCTTCGCTGACGCCGGTGCTGCCCAGTTGCGCTGTGGATGGCGCCGGTGGCGGGAACAAGGCGTTAAGGGCAAGGCCGGCGGCGAGGCCGGCGGCAGAGCCGACTGCCATTGTTACCCAAAGAGGCGCGCCTTCTGGAACCAGCATTGTGGCTATGATGACAACAGCAATAACTGCGATTGCCTTGAATATTTGACCAACATCGCTACTCTGTGGCACCAGCACGATATTGAGCACATCTCCCTGCTTGGGTACCGTCAGCGGCCAATCTTCCTGGGCAATCACTTCATCATTGAGGATGACGCGTGCGTAGGGCAGTTGCCATGCTTCGGCCACCTCTTCAAGAATATCGCTGATCGATAAGCCGGGGCGCACGCTAACGCTGCGGTAGTCCCCCGGTGTGGCAAACGGCGAATCGCGAAACGCCGCAACCACGCCCTGCCGGATCGGGGAGATTTCGTGCAGGTTAGACATCATTTGCTCCGATGTGGGCGGCGTGACGGTAGAAGCCGGCAAGACGATTTTTCCATTTAATGCCATCGATTCGATCCAAAGCGCTGTCGTGCCCGGTCTGGGTGTGCAGCATCTGGTTATTGCCGATATAAACGCCGACGTGGCAATCGTGGCCACTGAGTCGGCACAGCACCGCGTCGCCAAACTCTGGCGTGGTGACGCGATACCACTGGTTCTGGTTGGCTTCGATGGCGCGCGAGGTGGCGACACGATCAAAAGCGTCTTCGTAGGTATCGTCGTAGCTTGGCAGCTCGATGCCCATAAATTCACGGTAGAACGCGCGCAGCAAACCCCAGCAATCGAGCCCCTGCTCTGGATTGCGCCCTTTGTTGCTGTAGGGGATGCCGATCAGATGCTGCATCACTTGAACATCCCGGCAAAGCTGCGCGGCAAAAAGTTATCAGCTGGAAACCGCTGATTAAGCAGATCTTCCACTTGGGCAGTCAACGTAATACTTTGAGCGCCGTATTGCACGTTACGCACCACCAGGTCGGTGATGGCGAACTCGACGTTATCCGGGGCGCTGGCGAGGATGATCTCAGCCGTAATGTGCAGCCCGTTGGCGTACTGGCGCAACGTATCGATTAGCTCGCGGCTCACATCCTGTACGGCAATACTGATCTCCGGCAGGGTATTGCCGTCATCATCCGGCAGCACAAACTGAAACGGAAACGCCTGGTAGACATTGCCCCGACTGGTGATGTTGTCGAGATTATTGACGAGCCGGTGCGTGGTACCCGATTCCGGGTGTTCGATAGTCAGCAGCCAGAGGATGACTTCGGCGGTATTTTGCTGTAATACCGCCAGCTTGAAAGCGCTAGAAAAGGTCACGGCAGCACCTCGACTTGAAAGGCAATGCGCCAGGCATTGGCGTCAACGCGCATTGGCCCGCTAACTTCTTTGGTCATTAGCATGGCCGTGGCGGTACCGGTGGTCGGGTCTTTGAAGTTGAAGGGCAGCGCCCCACCCTTGATGGTGGTCATAAATGCCACAAAGGTGGCTTTTTGCGCATCGGTCAGCACAAAGCTCACGTCGAGCAAACGCCGGGTGCGCGTGTAGCGTGCACGGGTTTTGCTGGGGCCGGTATCCATATCAGAACGGATGACGCTATCTTTAAGCGTCTCGCCGTAGCCGCTCACCAACGGTACTTGTGGCAGGCTAGTTGGCCAGGTGTAAGCGGCTGTGCTCATTTGCCGACTCTCCGCAGGTTATAGGCTTGTTTCATGGCCTGGTCAGCACGGCCTGACGAAATCGTTTTATTGACCAGGTTGGCGATCAATACTTCGATCTGGCGGTTGCCCATGCTGTCGGTCGATTCTCGGGTCGTTGCTTCGGTGCCGGCGGCCTGATTGACCACGTTGACGGTGACATTGCCGCCGCCACCGCCGGAGGCTTTAACGCCCAGCTTGCCGTCACTGCCGCGCGAGAGCGGCATGATGGCCTCGGGGCCGGCTTCGCCCATCAGGCCAGCGCCGCCAGCCATGGCAAAAAGCGTCGGTCGTGACACGACGCCGCCGCTGGCAAACATCTGTACGCCGTTCAGCCAGGCGCCGCCGTTTGCTTGCAGGTTTGACGCTGCCCCGCCGGTTTCCAGACGGGTGCCCTGGTCGGTTGGGGTCGGCGTGCTTTTGCCAAACATTCCACCCATTTTGCCGATGAGGCCGGTGAGCGCCATTCGGGTATAGATTCGCATGACGTCGGCAACAACGCCGTTGGCAAAATTGGTGAAGCTGGCTTTGCCGGTCAGCGCGAACTGCGTAATTGCGTCTTCCATGTTGCGGAAGGCGTTGCTAAATGTTGTTTCAACCTGTTTGCCAATGTTCTCAGCGTTTTCCATAAAGGTGCCGATAGCCTTATTGGCGCCACCGCTGAATGTCTTTTCCGATTCCTGCCGGATCTTGACAAGACCCTGGATTGTTTCAACGGCGGTTTTCTTCTGGCCTTCCATTTCGGCGCGGGTTTCTGCCGTTAGTGCACCCTTCGACCGTTCGATCTGCTCGATCTGCTTTTGTAGGTCGACCGTCATTTTTGTGTCGACGTTCATCAGCTCGATCTGGTCTTTTGTCATGCCGATCTGCGTGATCTGGGTGCGGTACTCCTCGGTTGCCAGCTCCAGGCTCTTTGTGTAGTTCTTGAGCGAGATTCCCTCATCCATGGCGCGGATCTGATCGATCAGTGCGGCGGCCTGATTTTTAACGCCCTTCTCTTCGGCCTGCTGCATCAGCTGGGCATATTCGCCGCTGATGCCTTTGGTCAGTCGTGCTTTAAGGCTGTTCAGAAACCCGTCACCAGCGCTATTAGCGACCGAACCGGTGTTGCCGCCGGTGAGCGTCTTTTTCTGCGCCTGCTCTTCTGGCGATGCCACCATCTGGCGTTGCAGCTTGTCTGTGAAGTATTCGGCACCGGAAATCTTTGCCACGTCTGCCGAGAATTCGCGCATGACTTGCGCAGCTGCGGAAAACTGGCCCTGGGCAAGTAGCGCCACCTGAGCGCCAAGCGCACCAAAAAACAACCCGGTTTCCTGCATGCCCCGTTTCAGGAATTGCATGGAATCGATGAGATACCCGACAGCTAGGGCACCATTTTCTGCCCAGGTTTTTAATGTGCCGTCGGCAGCCAGTTCTCTGGCGCCAGCACGGACGCCATCGGTTTCGTTGTTGGCTTCGATGAGCGCTTTGACGAAAGCATTGACCGACGGCAACAGTTCCATGCTGACGGTTTTGTAAAGCGCGTTTTTGGTGATCTGTAGCCGCTGCAAGTTTTTTTCGTAAGCATCGGCAGCAATAGCCTGCTCGGTCGTGGTTTTGGTTACCAGATCGCCTGATTCGCCGAGCAGGTTCATCGTTGGGATCAGCTCGGCGCCACGCTTACCAAAAAGCTCGACGGCTACGGCTGTTTTGCCGGCAGAGTCGCCGTACTCCGACATCCGGCGGCTAATTATTTCGAACATGGTGCCGGTGTCTTTGCCCTTGAGGTCAGACAACGACAGGCCGATACGGCCAAGCGCATCGCTCATCTTCTTGGATGCGCCGCCGCTGGCCTCCATGTTGACGGCCAGCTTGGCCATACCAGCCGACACTGCCTCCATGTCCGCGCCTTCGATCTTGGCAACCTGGGCGATACCGGATAGCTTTTCAATCGATGCGCCGGTCTTTTCCGACATTTCCTGCAGCTTGGCTGCACCGGCAACCGATTGGCTAAACATGCTCACCAGCACAGCTAGCGACGCTCCGGCGCCGAGCCCGGCAACGGCTAAACCCACTTTTGAGATACTGCCTGCCAGCGCTTGGCCGTTGATACCAATGCTCGAAAGCATCTGATTCAGCTTGCCGAATTCCTTGTCGACGGAATACGAGGCTTTTTCCGCTTCCGAGCGGAACCGCTGCAAGGCGCTTCCGGCTCGGCTGACGCCACTATCCAGACCACCGGTATTTGCGGTGAAATTGACGGCAAGTTCAGCGATGGTTGCCATGATTAGTCCTTCGATTGCTTGCTGAATAGCGCTTTGAGGCGCTCGGTCTGGGTTTGAGCATCAATTTCCTCAAGAACTGACTCTGCTTTGGGTTTGTCAATCCAAGGCATAAAGTCGTGAGGCTCAAATGGCTCAGTTTTGCTGTCCGAACGGTTGATGTTGCCGAGCATGGCCAGCTGCTGGGCAGCAAGGCTATCTGCTCGAAAATCAGCGTCCGGTTCGATACGGAAAAACGCCGCCCATTCGGCGAGTTGCGCGCTGGTTAGCCGGCGCAACAACTCATCCGGATGGAGAACACCCAGCTTTAGGCAGAGCCGGAAGGCGAGGCGTCGCCAGGGGCGGCGGCGGAGTTTTTTTCCAGATCCTCAAGATCCTTTTCGGAGATCCGGTTGAGGCGAGAAACCACTTCAAAGATGCGGTCCAGGGCGCCGGCGAATTTGGTGCCGAGCATGGGCGCCTCTTCGTCTGTAAACAGACGGCGGCCCATGTCGTCCACCATAGCGAGCGCACAGTACATGGCCCGAAGTCCAACTCCTTTGTTGCTCAGGGTCATGAGTTTTACTTCGAGCGCATCTTTGGCGTCTGCCGAAAAACTGGTGACGTACACACCGCCACCCCACTCCGGGACATCAACGTACTCACGCTTGAGGTCGTTGGCGCCAAGAATGTCTGATTTCGACAGCGACTTGCGAGGCTTTTCGCTCATTGCATTTTGCTCCAGAGGTTAAGCGGCTGCCCAGGTAACGGGGCCGCTGATGCGCAGATCGACGCTGCCCTTGACGATCTGGTCGACACCGCCGCCAATGCCAAACTTTTTGACATAGGCGGTGAATACGGCGTTTTCGCCATTCGGCAGCAGCAGCTTGAATTCTTTGGCGGCTTGACTATCGCGTGCAGCCAGCAATGCTGTTTGGCCGGCGTCCGAGAAGTCGCGGTCTAGTTCCAGCGTGAACTGGCCGTTGTCTTCCAGACCAAGGCGGTACTCTTTGGCGGTGCTGGACAGGTTGGTCACATCGATTTCCGACGACGAGCCATCAAAGCCGGAAAACGACTTGATGTTCTTGATCGGGGTGTACGTCGGGCTACCGCTCAGAGCGGTATCGATCGACAGGGTGGTGCCTTGGGCGGTGATTGCAGTCGAGGTCATAATTGACTCCTTAAAGTGAAACCCGCCGGTGGCGGTAGTGGATTACGGTGCTGCGTTAAAAGCGGTCAGCCCATGCACGGTACATGGGCGGTATTGTCGTTAATTCGTGTGGCATAGGTGGCGGTATAGGTCACCCGCACCATGCCGGTGGTGCCATTCCCGTCTGCCAACTCGGGCGCTCCGATGCTGGATTCGACGATGCGATAAACCGAACCGCCAAGGCTCATATCGGCCAGAATGGCGGCTGAGGCGGCAGCGGCCACCGGATCAGCGATCTGGTCAGCTGGATCGCCGTGCACAATGATTTCGAGCTCCACATCAAAGTTGCGGATTGAAATCGTGCGCTGGCTGTTATCAATGCTTTCTGCCCCGGCGCGTAGCACGATGGCGGGAAGCTCATTGGCCGCCAGGGCGTTCGAACGGCTGCGGAATATCCGGCCGCCGGCCACGCTTGCCGAGGTCAGCGCGGTGGCAATTGCCTGAATGACCGTTTCACGATGGGTGTTCATGCTTTTGCCAGTGTGGCGCGCGCAAACGCGCCGTCCTCGATGTGGACGACTTCGCGCACGGTGTAAGCCGTGGCGGCAATGGTGAGCGTATTGCCGACAACTAGCACCGGGAAATCGACGACGCGAAACGTAGCAGTGTATTCGGTGGTCTGAACCATGTCACCAAAGGCCGTGTTATCCGGCTGGTCAAACAGGACTCTCCCGCTTGCGCTGCCCGACACGGCACTCAGGCCAAAGTCAGCCAGAAATACGTCGCTGAATGCGTCGTCAATCATGATTATTTTTTAGCTTTTGCGGTTTTGACGGGTTTTGCGTCGTCTTCGGCAACGGGCTGTTGATCGATGCGTTGTAAGGCGTGATGGTTGTCGCCGATTTCGGCGGGTAAATCCACCGAGTCGCCAGCGTTAAAACGCTGCTCGGCGCCATTGGTGGTGTGCTGGCTATACGAGTAGCCGGTTCGAACGATATAACTTGGCATGGTTTTGTCCCTGAAAAAATACCCAGAGCGCATCAGCGCCCTGGGTACAAGGTTCCACAGGAGGTGTGGAGGAGACTACGGTTAGCCCGTGATCGCGTCAGACATGACCGCAAACGAGGCGGCGTGACGGACAGCGATGTCCACCGACTGCATGGCGCGCAACAGCACAGCGCCTTGCTTATAGGCGGTCGAGTCATACGGGTTCGGCATGATTTCCAGCACGCCCCATTCGCCGATCAGAACTTCCGACCAGTTGCCGAAGAAGATTTCCGACAGCGCGGTGCCGGTACCCTTGGTCAGGTCCGAACGAGCCTGGTTCGAACGAGCGACCGGGTAGCCGTTAATTTCACCCGGCGTACCCTTGGTGGCGCCAGCCATTGCACCGTTCCACAGGTAGGAACCCGTGGTGCTCTTCAGCTTCTTCAGAGCGCCGATAGTCTTAGCGTTTGCCAGGTAGGCCAGCGTGTCTTCCGGAGCATTCGAGCTGGTGATACGGGTTTCCAGATCGATCAGGTGGTCGATGGTGATGGCTGCGCCATTGTCGCCGCCGACAACCGACCCGATACCCGAGGTGTTGGCGATACCTGTTGGCTGGTTGTTATTACCAGAACCGGAGAGTGCTGCGCGGTCGATGCCCAGGGCAATCTGAGCGATCAGGTCGGCGCGAACCAGCATTTCGATATCCGGCGTCGACTGCAGAAGCATGTTGCGCGAGATCATCGAGTAGGTACCGATGCTCTTGAGCGACAGGCTAACTTTGTCGAAGGTGCCTTCAGCTTCGGTCAGATTGCCGTTTTCACCAACCCAGAACGTGTTGGTGGCGCCAGACTGACGTGGGATGTCGACGTTGCCGACGAGGCCCGATAGAACGGTGGCGCCAAGTTGCAGGACGCGTGCCTTATTGCGCAGAACTTCAATGAAGCTGCCGGCCAGCAGGTTGGTGGCAACCAATGTGCCGCCGGTTGTGCCCTGGCCAGCGGTGCCAACCGCATAAGCGGAGCGTTGTGCAAACGGGATATTGGTCGGCATGAAGAAACCTTGTGTCGACTTGCCCATGCGCTTGGCGATGTCGTTTGACACTTCGGCTTCGAAACCGGCGTCTTTCCAGTTGCCCGAGATGGCAGCATTGATGGCGCGGGTCAGCGAATACTTCGACTTCTCGGATTCGCTCATATCTGGAGCAAAGCCGTCGCCCATGCTGGCCGAGCGCTGCGTTTGCGATTGTTGCAGTTTGTGATCCAGTACGATGCCGCGAGCTTCCTCAATCGAGGCGCCCTTCTGGATCATGCTGACACGGACATCTTCGCCGATGCCGTGGGCACGGCACATGGCGTCGATTTCGGCAATGCGCTTACGCTCACCTTCAGCGCCTTGCGCCGCGATTGCGCGCAGCTCGTCAGCGGACGGGGTTTGGATGGCACCAGTAGCTGCGGTGCCGGTGTTTTGGATTTCAGTGGTCATAGTTGACTCCTTGGTGGTTTCGGCAGCTGCCGGTGTGATCTGGCGAGTGATAACTTCCACTGCCACGTCGTTTTCTCCTGCAGCACGGCCCACGCCGACAGAAGCGTCGGCAGGAACGGTTACAAGTGAAATTTCGAGCACCTCCCAATCAAGGGCGGTGTAGGTTTCTGTTTCGGTGTCTTCCATGTACTTGTAGACTCGGTACATGAAAGAGACGTTGGTCAGGATGCCGTCCAGGCATTGCTGCATGGCCCATTCGCCTCGGTCGTCTTTGCCGAAGCGCACGACCGCGTAGCCTTTCCCGGCCGTAGAATCGACGCGCACGCTTTCAACGACACCCAGCAGGTCATCCATGCAGTGGTTGTAAAGCAATGGCAGGTTGCCGGTACGGTCGGTAACCCGCATGGCGCCTTTATCGTGCGACAGGCTTTCTTTGCCGAACCACATATCAATCGCCGCGTCAGAGCTGAATGACAGTTCAACGGTGCGGTTGGCGACATCGACGGCAATGTCCTGAGCGCGAATCGACAGATTCCGCGTTTGCGGCCCCATCTTTTGCGGTAGTTGTTTGGTCATGATTGCTCCAAATAAAAAAGCCGCCTGCAGTTGCCTGCGGCGGCTTGGTTGAGTCTGTTGCGGTTATTCGTCTTCGGTTGGCGGCGGCGTTTCTTCTTCGGTGGCATCCGGCGGCGGTGTGTTACTAGGGGCGGCGGCCGGGGTTTTTTGAACCGTAGGATCGGTATCGAATGTCAGATCTAGGTCTTGCATTAGATCCAGCTCCTGACGGCGTGCCTTGAAGATGTCTTCGGCATCGGCGCCACCAGCGGTGAGGCCAATCACATCGCTGACGGTCATGAAGCCGTTGCGGACGGCTTCGCCATAGGCTTTGACTTCTTTCAGCGGATCGATCCAGCTCCAACCACGCGGCTTGAAGCGCACGGCCTGGTAGCGTTCTTTGTCTAGGTGATAGTCGGCCGGCATGTCGATGACGCCAGCCAGCACGGCCATATCGAGCCATTCGACATATAACGGATGCAGCACCGTGGTAATCAACCAGGTCTGCAGTACGCGCCACATATCTCGGTCATCAAGTAGCGCAAGACGTGAACTGGAGTAGTTGCTCTGTGAGTAATCCCGCGACAGGCTTTCGTAGCTGACGCCAACACCGGCCGCCATTTCGCGCAGCATATAACGCATAAACGGGTCTAAGCCGGCATTCGGGCGGGTTGGCGCAAAACCAGTAAAGCTCTCACCCGGGTTTAGCTTCTGGATGGTGCCCGGCGCTAAATCGGTGAGCAGGTTGCCATTTTCTTCGCCGTCAGCAATTTGTTCTTCTGGCGATGTAATGAACCCCATGATGGCAGCTGAGGCACGGGCGGCAACAATTTCAGCCTCGGTGTAGCCCTTCATATCATTCATTTTGCGCAGCACCGAGTGGAACATCGGCACACCGCGCGTCTGCGGCCAGCGATCCACGATATAGAAGTGGATGATCTCGCTGGCAGGAATGCGTACAAACTTGCTGGGCTGGAATGATTGGAACTGGTAGTCGCCCGGATGTTTCGGGTAGAACCAGTATGCTTCCGGCCGGCCCCACTGATCGATCTCCACGCCCATGCGGATCTCGTTACCGTTTGGGGCGCGGGCTGACTGCCACTGATCCATAAGGCGGTCTGCTTCGATAAACTCAACGCCAATCGGCACACGGGCGCCGCCGAAGCTCTGATACACCTTGCGGATGATGCCTTCACCGGCCTCGACCAACTGGCCGACTGCAAGGCGCAGCATGCCGGTTATATCCAGCAATCCAGCGGTGTGAAATGACTGGCGTCGGCAATGGTTTGCCCAAGCGGTTTCGATGGCGGTGTTGAGTTTGTCATTCAGCTTGCCGCGCTTGTTGACGATCTGACACTGCAGGCCGATGCCCTGCCCGACCACGTTGTTTTGAACGATGCGCACCACGTTTTTGGCGTGCGGATTGTCGCGCACCATCTCGCGCGAACGGGCGCGCAATAGACGGATACTGGTAACGATTTCCGAATCCGCGCTGGTGCCGAGCGCTGTCCAGTCCGCTGTGAGGCGATTGACCTGCGCTCCGGCGTACAAACGGGCAGGATCTTGCCCTTTGATCGGCATGGGGATGACGTTGGCAGACTTTTTGAACACCCCTTTAGATTCGCCGGCAGCACGGATGCTGGCTGGTAGCGCGTCTGCGATTATCGGTTTGTGTTGCCGTTCGCTCATTTGAACCTCACTTGCAGGTTGCGCGGATTGCCAAAGCCGTTCTTGATTCGTTGCTGGGCTTTTTCATGTGAGACGCGGTTCTTCCAGTAGTTAATCTCCTGGAGGATCTGGCCGGAGTCGGCAAATGTCATGGCGCGCATGCCGATGGTGTAGCTTTTGATCTTGCCGCCGTTGGCGCGGTAATTGGCCAAAGCCGCTTCGGCGTCGGCCAGCGCCTTTTCGGCCAGCGTTTTGCCGTTGAATCCCATCGCCGCACTAGCCAGGTTGGGCAGAACGGTGATCTGGCCGCTGCCGACGGTGATGCGCTTGCCTTCGGCGGTAAGCACCGCTTGCCAGCTAAACTCGCCAGCAACCAAGGCGTCAGCCTGAGCAATCGTCAGCTGGGTTTTCCAGCCGGCGCCATCAGCTTCTGCCGTCAGCGTAATCGGCAGAATTGGGCCGGCCAGAATATGGGTCAGCACATAGGTACTGCTTTCGACACGCACGCCGTCGATAAGCATAGGCTCATCGCGCCAGCTGGTGGTATCGCCAACTCGCAAGGTCGAAGGAATGTTCATCGTGCCGTTTCCACCGCTTTCGCCATGGCGTTGCGGAAGTTATCAAAGAAGCGTGCCTCGTAAACTCGCTTGGCAACGCCGTAAAAATCCAGTCGAGGCCGATAGGTCGGGCTCGGAATGAAATAGAACAGTGGTACTACCGCCGAGCCGGAGGCAAAGTTGACGCGCTTCCAAATGCCGGCGATCTTGCCTTTCGGCTTTCCTACAAAGTACGCATACCCGGTGCGGCTGGTCATACGCTTGCGCCCTTTCGCATCCATGTTGGCGCGGTAGCCTTGTTCTCCAAAGGCTTGTAGGTAGGACAGGATTTGTGTGACTTGTCCGGCTTTGACGTTGCCGTTGGCATCCAGGTCGGCAAACTTGGTTGGGTATACCATCATGCCGGCCGGTAATACGCCGATTCGTTGCAGCGCACGTTCCATGCGCTTGTACTTACGTGGACCACCTTCGATCTCTGGTTTTAGCCAGTCTTCTGGTGACGGGCCTTTGGCGGCAAAGTTTTTGATCCAGACTTTAGCTTCCAGTTTTGCTTTGGTCGCCGGTTTGACGTAAAGGCTGTTCAGCGTCCACTTTGTTGGTGAACTGAACACTCTTTGCATTTCTTCTGTTTCAGCTGTTTTTACTTCCTGCGCTGTTTTGGTGAGCGCAAGCGCCAGCGCAAATGGCAACTGGTCTTTTCGGAAAACATCGAATTTTTTGATCGCCGCATCGATGTCGACATGGACTCCGATCTGCATGCGATACCCCAAAAAAAGCCCGAAACCGGGTGGTTTTGGGCCGTTTCCTGCTCTAGTGACACCAAGAGCAATTTATCGAATTGAGGCGAATAATGGCAACATGCCGGAAAGTTGTCAAAAAATTGTTGATGTTCGGATGAAAAACGCGCAAAACCGCGCCAGGTGAGCATTTGGCGCCATTACCCCCCCTCTAAGTTACATCCATTTCTTCAAGGTTTTGGGCGATTCTGCGACGTGCTTCGTTGAGGTATTGGCTTGCCGATGGTCGAGAACACCCAAGGTGCAACGCTAGATCCCGTATGCTGCACTGGCTTTTATAAAACTCATTGAGCGTGGCGCGCAATATCACCGGAAGGCGTTGCACCGCCGCGTCTACGGCACGCAAATCTGCATCATTGATTCCAACCGGTGGCGCCGACCCAAAGCCATTGCCAAACCGAGCCTCGCGGAACATCGGACTAACCGACGCATAGCCGATTGATTTTGTTTCGACGCGAATTGCCCACCGACCCCAGGCGGCCAGCAGAATTTCAATACTTGATTGTTCCATAATCACCTCGTTTACCAGTTGCCGGCGAAGCCGCCAGGGCGGCGTTTGTTGGGGATAATGTGTTTGACTTTGATGGCGGCGCTGGTTTCTTCTGGTGCTGCGACGGCTTCCGAGGTGGGTATTGATTCAGGTTCAATCATGGCGGCGCGCTTGGTCCAGTCAGACTGGCGCCATTTGTGCAGGTACAGCTCTGGGTGGTGGCTGGCAGCAATGGCGTAAACCCGCGTATCCAGCGGCTCGTTGCGCTTGCCTTTTTTAATCTCCCACCGGTTTTTGCGTGGGTTATAGGTTTCTGATACCAGGCCGTCGAAATAGCTCGGTTCAAGCGCCGTAGAAAAGTGCATTTTCCGTTCCGATGGATCTTTGTCGGCATCGCCATTGAGGCGCGCATAGATCAGGTGCTTCGCGGTATCGGTGCCGACGGTATAAAGCGCCACGCCCTTTTTGATGGTCTGCCCCTTCCAGTTGACGTCCTGGTGACTTGGCTTGCCGAGGATGGTGCGCCCCGGCTGGCTGGCGCCCTTGATGGCGATAACGCGGCGCACGCGCTGGCTGCGCACGAAGGCGTACACGGCATGCGTATGGTGACCACCAGTATCGATGGCGGTGGCCTCGATGCGCAGGGTGCGTCCAAAGCTGTTGGTAAATTCGGCCGACAGGTAGTCTGCCAGTGCATCCCATACTCGCTGCTCTGCTGGGTTACCGGGGATAACGTGGTAATCAATCGTCCACGCCTTGTCGTCTCGCCCATGACCGACGATCTGGATCTCCAAGCGGTCATCCTGTGTATCGACTCCAGCAGTCAGCACCAGACAGCCGACAGGGATGGTACGTAATTCGTAGGGCTCGGCACGCGCCATCAACACATTAGGTTTCAGGTCATGCGACCGGTCTGCCCAGGTCTCGCCCAGGCGCGTATTAACAAAGCGCATCAGTTTTGATGGATCGTCCTGCGCTTCGATCCACTCATCGGCCAACTCGGCCCACGATAGGCCAAGGCCGATGGGCGAGTACAGCGCATTGATGTGATACGACCGCCACAGCCCTTCCGGATTATGGGACTGCCAGCGGCCAGCGGCCATCATGCTGGCCTTCTGGTGTTCGCTGATTTCGCTACCGCAATGCTCGCAAACGTACCAGGCAGACGAGCAGCGTCGCCCATCCTTATGCCAACGCAGATTTGGCCATTTCAGGTGCTGCCGCTCGTCGCAGTGCGGGCACGGCACCATAAACCGTCGCTGATCGCCCAGCTCAAACTGCTCTTCGATGCGGCTAGCGTCTTTCATGGTAGGTGTGCTGACTACGAATAGCTTGCGGTCATGAAACGTGGTGAGGCGCACTTCCAGCAAACCGAGCGGATCGCCCTGCAGCGTTGACCAATCGTATTCGTCGATTTCATCGGCGATGGCGTAGCGCAGCGAGGTGGATTTCAATTCAGCTGTCGATCCAGCGGTTTTGGCGTAGAAGATGCCACCGACAAAGCGCTTGCGGAATGCCGAGTTATCCCCGGCACGGTTGCTGCGGCTGGCCAGAACATTCGCCACGGCCGGCGTGTCTTTAGCCATCGGGTCGAACTTCTGGCTCATCCAATCCTGTAGCGACTTTTCAGTCGGCATCACCACCGCAAACGGCCCCTTGGCGTGATCCATGATGTAACCCGTCCAGTTACTCCCGGCCTCGGTACCGCCCACCTGGCTTGATTTCATAAACACGACTTTGCGCACGGGCGATTCTTCGGACAGCGCATCCATGATTTCGCGCAGATATGGCGTGCGCGATGTCTTCCAGGCACCGGCCTCAGCACTACCCTCGCCTGACAACACGCGGTTAGCGTCTGACCACTCCGACACCGTGAGCGGCGACTTGGGACGGATGGCGCGTCTTGCTACGCGCAGGCAAAGATTTAATGCTTTGCTCACACTGCCTCCGTGTCGATTTCTAAGCGCTTAGAGAATTCTTTTTCCATGCCGGCAAGCGCAGCGTGAATATCCTGTTTCAGCGTGGCACGTATTGCATCCAGGTCTTTTCCGACCAACTCCGGACCGGTCCGGTACGGCAGCTGCTCCAATGTCTGCCGGAAGGTGGTGACCACGTCGGCCACAGCTTGCCGCATGTCGAGTATGGGCACCAGTTCACCGATCTCGCGCAGGTAGTCGATACGGGCACGCTCTGCCAGGAAATGCTCTTTCTTTGCCCTGGCACGCTGATAGCTGTGATCTTCTGGCGCGCCGTCATCCTGCAGCTCCGGTGATAACTCCGGTGATATTTCTGGCGATACCACCGGAGCTTGATCGCCCCGCTCTTTTTTCCAGCGGGTAACGACATCGCCCCGGTTCGGGTCGGCGGTGTCTTTGATGCGCTGGATCGATGCGTCGACATCAATCAGGCCGTCATCATCGATGACCAGCCGATCCTGTTTTTTGAGTTTGGTGACGTAGCTGCGATCAACGCCGATGATTTCGGCAAACTTCGATTGGTTTGCTTTTCTGCTCATCAGACTGGCTCCGACGCGATTACAGCGCTTTCTATGGGTCTGGACATACGTGTACCTACCTCGATGCCGTTTTCTCGCGCCCAGAAGGTTTCTTGCCCGTCCATGCCGGCTTTGATGGCTTGGTTAATGGCGTCTTTTCCAAACGCCTCACGGCATTCATCAATAAATGCCGTGACGATGGGCATTGCTTCGCGCAGGTTTTTAGCTTTCATGGCGGCGTTCCAGCAGCGTTCCAGCAGCGTTCCAGATGACTGAATAAATTTTGTTAATAAAAACAACGCCGTTCCAGCGTTCCAGGCGTTCCAGACGATTTGTATACGCGCGCGAGAAAATACATGTGTGGTGTTGGTGGTTTTTTCGTTCGCGCGCGCCCACGCGGGAAACTGCTGGAACGGCTGGAACGCTGGAACGCCTATGATTTATAAAGACTTTTTTTAGTGCGCTGCTGGAACGCTGCTGGAACGCTGCTGGAACGACGGTCATACACCACCCCTTTCAGCGTAATTTGCGGCGTCCTGGACTGATTCGTTAAAAGTTTTGCAGCAGCGTGTGAGCCAGGCGACATCTGTCTCATTGCCATTTATCGGCAAGGTTTCGGCCTTGATCGTTTTGCCGGCGACCAGCACGCACTCTTTGTCTGGAGGGAAGACGATATTTTTTGTAGTTGCAGCCGTGTCAGTTGGTCTTTCGTAGACTCTGGCTTTTTTCTTTGTAAACCCATAATGACCAAGCTGCGAGAAAAACTGCGCCGCCGTTCGCGGTCTGGACTCACCGTTTTTCTGGCAATAGCTGCGATAAGCCGCGTAAAGATCGGGGGATTGGCACGGGCATGCCGGATAGCCAAGATCCCCTTCAAGCCACTCGGCGACAAACCGAAGTTCGCTACCGGCCGATAGATCGATGAGGCGTTGCTTTGCCTCTGTCATGGGAGGCTTACTGCCCTCGTTAAAACCTGTGAGATCCACATTAAGCAGGTAGTCGTAGAAGGCTTCGATGCCACCGGCATGTATCTCATCTGAGACTTCCTGGTAGGTTTCTTTAGAAAGCGGTGGCGGCGTGTAGATCACCAGGTGGCGCCGGTCACCAACGTCAAGTGGAATCGGCTGGCCTTCATTCGACAAAAAGGCCATGTTCATCTGGTTTTTCTGATGCACGGCATTGGCAAACTTGCCTTCGATTCGAATCGTTTCGCCTGTAATCAGCTCTTTTAATTCGTTTTTAAGCTGCCATTTGTCCGAATTGCTAACGACCTCTTCTGCTAGGACAAACAACTTCGAATCCCAATCCGGGTTGAAGTTGCTCTGTAGGGCTTTTTGATCCAGAACGATCGAGTAATTGAAGTACGGGTTGCCTTTGTACCCATAAATTTTTGCAAGGGTTTTGAACACCATTGATTTGCCGGTGCCTTGTGGGCCGTGCATGATGATCGCGCTCTGCATTTTGGCGCCAGGGTTTTGTAGTGGAAATGCCATCCACTTGATAAGGAAGTTGTATGACGCTTCGCTGTCCTCTTCGGCGCCACACAAATACCTGATGAGGTCTAATAGTTGTTCGCAGTTACCTTTTGCTGGTTTCATCGGCCAGCCGCGCCAGGTATTCAGCTTGATGTGCTGGTCTTTGCCAGATGGGTCAAAGCCAACCTGGTCCAGGTAGTAGGCGCGAGATAGCCACACCGGGTGACGCTTGATGTCATCGCTACGAACGCCAGCGGGAAGCATGGCCACCATCTTGCGCTGGTGAACAACCTTGTTGGTCCAGGTGTCAAAGATTGATTCACCGCTGTCGTCATCTAGTTTGATGAACCGGGCAACCAAATCATCGAGCGGCATAATCGAAACGGCTTCATTGCGGCCGCTCTCCCCGCCCCCCTGTGAGAGCGCCCCCGCCGGAGCGCTTGTGGCAGAAACATCCCACTCTAAGCCGGCAAGGTGGGCTTCGATCTGGCTGCGGACGGCCTGCAGCCCTTCGACTATGTGCAGGTCGTTAAAATCAGTCGGCCCCTTGTGGTCGGTCGGTCGGTCCGCTTCAAACGCCGGGATGACAACCGAGCCGTTGACGGCCAGCGCTGCATTCTTGGCGTGGCTTACGCCGGGGTTGCCTTCAGTCAGGTAATCATCGTCAGCGCAGACCAACACCCTGGTGCGGCGGTAGCGGCCGTGCAGCGCCTGGGCGACCGGCATTAAGTTTCCGGCATCAAACGCCACGGCCACCGGGTGACCGGTTGCCATGTGCAGGCTGGCTGCAGTGGCGTATCCCTCTGCGATCAGTAGCACCTTGTCGGGTATGCCGCCGATCAAAAAGAAGTGACCCTTCTTCGCTAGACCGGCCGGCCAGAAGTCCTTATCACGGCCGTTTTTCTTCTCGGCATAGATCACCTGCAGGCCGTGGATCTGCCCGTTGGTATCCAGCATCGGGATGACCATGTTGCCGCGCTCAGAGAATCGAACCCCAAAACCTTCGACGCCCTTGCGCTTTAAATAATCACTATCGCCAACCGGCAGACACTTGCTCCAGCCAGCGCGCGCGCGGTGTGCTGCTGATTCGTTGCGCTTGCGCTGCTCTGCCTCGGCTCGTTTCTTGTCTTCGGCGATGCGCGCCCGTAACGCGGCCATCTGCTCCTGTGTCATGGCCTTTCGGTCAGCCTTCGGTAGCTCGATCTTTTGAACTACATTCTCGGCGCCCCAGAATGCCCCATAGCTGCCGACGATCAGCGTGCCCGAGCCATCATCCTTGGCCAGCTCGTACAGTTGATACCAGCCGCGCTTCTCTTTCCCGCCGTCCTTATGTCGACAGCGGCGCCGCTGGCCGATGACGATATCTGATTGCGTGACGTCAAGGCCAAATGCTTGAAGCTGCGCCAATACATCTTCGAAATTTAGCCACATAGCGCAACCCATTGATTATGTTGACTATGTTTGACAGCAACACACTTCAGACAAATTGGGGTGCGAATTACCCGCAATGGATGCTTCCAGGAAGGACCCAACATCTGGAATGCTGACTTAGTAAACACGTAGACAGCCATGACAGCTGTCTTACCGATGGGGGCGGGGGATCGCATTACTTATCCCCGCCTGTCATTGAAGACAGGCAAGCTGTCAGCTCTTGTGCCTTTGCAATCATCTGCACAAGCTCACGCTCGATGGCGCGTACCTCATTTAGCGTGACACGCCCATCCATAAGCGCATGATCTATCTCGCGCATCCACTCGCCAAACTCAATCATTGAACCGCGTGTAGCCGCAGGTATATCGCAGTCCTTAACTGTTCCTGGTTTGCGTGTTAAAGCATAACCATGCCCATCAGCCATTGCCTGCAGGATGTCGATGCGGCCTGAAAGGTACTGCATTGAATCTGCCTCAACCAAACTGAGAACGTGCGTGTCGTTGTTCGGGTTCAATTTACTGTTCAGCACGGTCGGGTTCTTGCCCATGCGCTGGGCAAGTGCTGGCACACCGCCCGGGTATTCATGCCCTATTCTGTACGCTGCGTCTTGTATGTTCATCTCAACCTCCGTAAAACGTGGAACTGTTTCGGTCCGTACCCTATTTTTCTAATCGCCGGGGGAATCCTCCCCCTTGGCTCCAATGGATAGGAGCGGATATGTCGGGTTCGGGTATTACCGTTGAGGCTTTGCGTGATGCGGTTGGTGCTGCTTTCCATGCGCTGGCGGTGCACAAAGGAGACGGAAAGCTCGCTGCACAACAATTAAGAGCATTAGCGCTCTCTGCGCGTACGCACGGGGAGCTGGTTGCTGGCGAACTGATTTCAGGGTTTGCTGATGACCTTGATGGGTATGGCTGCTCATGATGATTTCCTAGTTAGTTTGTTGACGTATGTACGCCCAATCGATGTCTGGACGCATTTCTTCACAGCGGACAATGCCGCCTGTCGCTTTTTCAATTGACGGGCAGCGCTCTGCCGGAACTGGCCGTGCACCACTTTTCCACTGACTCACAACGACTGGATGCACGCAGATTTCTCGCGCCAGGGCTGCGGCCCTGCCGGTTTCTGATAGGTATTCGTTTAACTTCATGTCGTCACATTAGCGAGCCGCTAATGCTTTGTCAATAGCAATCTGCGAATTCCCATGATTAGCGCCTTGCTAAATAATGAACCCGTGAAGCTCATTGAGGACATTCGCCGAGCCAGGCTGAATATGCTGATTGACGAATACGGGTCAATCGCTGCCCTGGCAAACAAACTTGATCGGCAGCCTGCCCAGGTAAGCCAGTGGAAGAATGCGTCGATCGATAAGGCAACGGGCAAGCCGCGCGCCATGAAAAGCGATACGGCACGGCGAATTGAGGAGCGCACAGGAAAGCCTAATGGCTGGATGGATTTGCCATTAGAAAGCAATGTGCTCGGCGTGCGATCAAAAATACTGGACTACGACTCCGGCGAGATTGGACGCCTAAGCGACGATGAGATAACGCTCATTAGATGGTTCAGAACCAAGTCTCCGTCAGACCGACGACACTTTCTCGATTTGTTTGGCATCGCGGCTCAAATAGATTTCACCAAGAGCGCCTGAGAAATCCCCGAACTCAGGCGCTTTTTTACAGGGTAAAATGCAAAGTTGTTAGCTTTAGCGATTGGCAACAGAAAAAAAGCAAACAATGAAAGAATCGTTTATAGCATTTGTTGGTATTTGCATAGTTTCTGGATGTACTGTCCGAGGAGTAGATACAAAATTAACTCCACAACTTTATGGCAACGGAGAAATTGTCTATATCTACAGCGACTTAGCAAATATTTCACAACCAGATCAAGATCCGGAAGCGGAAAAAAATCGATTAAAGGACTTGGATGACTGGGTTGTTGATGCTGGTATTTGTCAAAATGGGTATGAGATTGTCAAACGAAAGGCTATTGCTACCAGAACTTGGTCTCAAGGCAAGAAGATTTACTACCTTATCAGGTGCAAATAATGGGAAGTGCTTTCCTACTGCTGGTTGCGGCATCCGTTATCGTCTGGGCTATTAGGCAATACAACGCTGCAAAAAAAACCAATGCGCCAACCGTCAGCTTTAATGTTGGATATGACGAGCCTGAAGAAGAGCCAGATTGGTCAGCTGAAGACTTCAAAACAGCGTATCGCCCTCGTCCGGTCAAGGCGCAAATAAAAATGCGTTACAGGGACTCTAAGGGGGAAATGACAGAACGTGTAGTTGACGTACGAGAGTGCGACACATGGGCACCTGACGGTTATTTAAACGGATTTTGTCACACTCGAGGTGCAATTAGGACATTTCGGTTGGATAGAATCGAATCAGCTATTGATGTTGAGACAGGAGAGTTGATTCATAACCTAAATGATTATGCAGACAAAAAGTATGAAGAGTCCCCGGTTGCTGCCGTTGATAAATTGTTTGAAACCCACTCCGATGCTCTGCGAGTACTTTTCTACATTGCGAAAGCCGACGGAAAGTTTACTGCCAAAGAAAAAGACATCTATCTGGACTACTGCCGGAGCGTTCACCCAGATGACAGGCTTAACACTCAGGTTATAGACAGTGCTCTGAAGTGGGTAGAAATTCCTAGTGCCCATAGCTACAAGGTAATTTGCGGCAAACTAGCAAAGCTTGATGATCCGACCAAGGCTGCAATTCTCGAAGCTGCAGAAGCGATGATTGCCACACAGAAAACCGTCTCTCCAGAAGAAGAGTTGGCAATCAACTACATTAAAAAAAGGTTTGCGGCCGGAAAATGACCATCACCAAACAATGTACCGACCGCATCGTAACCATCATGCCGGATGGTCAGTTCACGCTTGACCGGGTGCTAGCTGTTCAGACAGATGTGGTGCTAGACCCTGCCCTGCCCGGTTACGACAAAGAGGCGGCGGATAAGGTGGTCTATGAGGTCACGGAAATGATGCAGGCTGCTGGGGACCAGTACGACAGGGCTGAGGTTTATACGAAGGAGACGAAATGACATACAAACTAAGAAAACTGGACAAGACAAGCGTCAATGCCACCGAAAAAAAGTGGCTTTCTCAAGCAAACAAATATCCAAACATTTTCTTTCCCACTGAGATTGAAAAAGACTTTTACTGGATACGCCATGTAGTTGAAGGCAAAATTGACAATGGCAGAATCCAGTACGGCATGTTCAAAGGTGTAGCAAAAAGCGCCGATGCCACCATTGAGTTAGTTCACACACAAAAGAACGCCAGCAGCGCCTGGTTGAAGATGTTGGAAATAGATTTCAGCCCAGAACTAACCGCAAAAGCCCAAGCCGGTGACGCAGAAGCCATTGCAACCGTAGTCGCAATGTACGGGGACGCTGTTTTAGGCTGCATAAAACTCAGCGGAACCGCTCACAAAGCTGACACATTAAAGCTTTACGGCCGTAGCGATCAGTTGTTAAAATACTTCACGTATCACGTTGAAGTGTCAAAAATGACCGGCGTGGAAATAACTTTAGAAGGTCGTTGGCTTGTGTTCCGGCCAATAAAATAAGGGGATAGCATGGATACCATTGGAATCGTGACGCTTGCGTCGGCGTTCAATAAGGATAAGGTCAAGAACGAACAGATCATTCGAGACGCTATCCAGTACGCTGTCAACCAAGTTGGCATTTACCCTCTGATAGAGGGAAGCCTGCATAAAGAACCGCTTAAAGCAGCCGCATAAGTCTAATTGCCTCACATGTAAACCCGCTTCGGCGGGTTTTTTATTGGTTGTTGGTTAGCCCAGGATCTTCGGTCTGCGGAAGGCGAGAATCATCGGTACCGCAAGCCCGATAAACATAAACATCAACGGAATTGATCGCGGCCCCTTGCGGGCTGTTGATTGACTTTTCTGTGATCTCAGCCTGTAGCCCAGGCGAGCACTTGATGTTTATTTCCATTTAACCCCCTCAAGCCGCCTTCGGGCGGCTTTTTTATTGGTTGCGACGGCTTTCCCGTCAGCACCAGATCAGCAGATTTCCTCTCTGGAAAGGCTGTGCCGTCGGAAAACGGCGGAGAAGCCCGGTAAACCGGCCCCATCTGCAATAGGGAAATGGCCAATCTCGGTCGCCCTGCTCTGACCCTCAGATCAGGACGGTGTTATTTTGCCACAAAATTAGCGGTTCGCTATTGACAACACGTTAGCAGTTCGCTAATGTGTATTAACCGCATCAAAAAACGAGGCGGTTGTAGCACCGACTAACGCGGCGCAAGCCGCAACGGAGGCGACGATGCAGATCGATGACACCGCGGTAACCGAGCAGGAGCTACTCCAGGCATACAAACGTGCCGGGCTGTGGCGCCAGGGCATGACCTTTGGTCAGGCCAAAAGCAAAGTGCTGGTCTATTGGGGCCTGGTTCGCCAGGCTAGGGCAGCCAGAAAAGCAGCGGAACGATATCGGCAACAGCACCTTCAGCCCCGTCTGATCTAGGAGATGAAAATGCTAAGAAAAATTAAACCTTGGATGGCCGCCGCCATCATCGCTGTGTTGTACGGCGTTGTGTCTGAAATGGACTACCAAGATGCTGTTCGCCAGGAACAGATCGCCAAGGCCAGCCAGGTGCAAACATATGCTGCTCGATAAAACGCAGCCTGTCGACGGAGGACCGGCTTTTCCGGGTATTCAACGAGAAGTTCATCTCCAGCCCGATGAAACACGCTCTTACCACATCGTAGAGCAACCCATGAACGGTATGAGCGTGCGCGATGTGGCCACGCTGCAGATCCTCGGGGCCATGATTCAGGCGCATCGCCTGTGCACCCCGGCGCTGATTATTGAGGCGATGGATGCTGCCGATGTGTTTTTGGAACTACGGAGCCAGGTATGAATCACCCAGAACGCGAACTTTGCGAACTAAGGCGCCTGGTAAAACAGCACGAGCAGACGATTGCCGACATGCTGCGTACCCAGCACCCGATCATGCGCGATGCGCTGCGTTACCAGACGCTACGCGAAAGCCAGTTTGATGCCGTGGTGGTCATTCTCAGCAGCGCTGGTGGTCACATGGCAGAGCCCGATCAAATCGACCGTGAGGTTGACCGCATGATCGAAGCCAAATCCGGCCTCAAGATCGCTGCCTAATCATGTGCAAAATGCTGCAGACGATTCTTTACGGCACGTTTGTGCCGCCCGATGTTCCAGGGCGCGTTGTGAGTTTTGATGATGCCAAATGGAAACGCACGACAAAGCAAATCAAAAAAAGCAGCGCTTCCACCAGAGAGCTGGCAATCAGCGCCCTGATGTCTGACCCAATTACCTGGTTTACCGTACACGACATTGCTGATATGACCGGCATGCACAGAGATACAGCTTTTAGGGTTTTAAACCGGTTGGCTAGCGAACTGATCGTTGCCAAGCGCAAGGCCAAGTTAAATCCAATCGGCATGCCGTCGACACTGTTTAAATGGATCAATAAAGATGCCAAAAAACAAAAAACCTCGTAGGCCATACCGGCCAGATCGGCAGCTTAACAAAGACCGTGTGCCATCGCTGCTGGAAATGCACGCACTGTTCACGCCGATATTTAACACCTTACGCGAACTGGAGAGCGGCGAAGTGCAGCACGACAAAGGCATACCCATCATGCTGTTTGATGGCGAATGGGCAGCGATCCACTCAGCAATGATTGGCTGGGCTTGCTGTTGGGAGCGGATTTGCAGTGCCCAGGGCGTGGCATACGATGCCGCCCCACTCCGCAAACTGGCAAAGAAACTGGAAAACGGCGTAATGCTGGAGGTTGAAGACATCGAGCGCGCCAAGGCCAATATCGAATTCACCCGGCAGGTGTTCCGCGTGACGCCGGCCAGCGTGTTGAAACAGCACTCGATTACCGAGCAGATCGCTATCGAGTTTGAGAAGCGGGATCTGATTAAGGAGGCAGCATGACTTACGTTTATGCGCCGATTTGGCTAATCACACTGCTATCCGTGGCGCTTTTTGCCTTTGGTGCGTTTCTTGGGAGGATCAGCAAATGAGCGAATGCCCAATACTAACGCCTACAGAATTGGCAACTATTACCGGACGCATCAGGCGATCGTCTCAAGCCAAAGAACTTGACGCTATGGGTATCCCCTACCGTCTTCGGTCTGATAAGAGTATTGTTGTATTCCGCTCGGAGCTACCAGGTCATGAACAGGCCACGAAAACAAAACAGAGAACTCCCCGCTTGTGTTTATCTTAAGCATGGGTCGTATTTCTACGTTAAAAACGGCAAGTGGCACAATCTGGGCAAAGATAAAAAAGTTGCCCTGAATGAATATACGCGCCTGACCTGTAGGCCGCGTGACGGGGTGCCCGGTTTAATCTATCGCTGGTTAGAAGGCTCTGATATATCAGACGGCTCTATGCCGGTTTATAAATCGGCGGCTAAGGCACTGGCAAAGGTATTCGCAGAATTTGAGCCGCATGAAGTTACTGCCAGAGATATACTGGCACTGATGCACCATAACCGCGCCAAGCCTGTAACAGCAAACTTGTATCGGACGGTGATGCTGAATGCGCTTGAATTTGGTTTTATGGAAAATATCGTTGAGCGCAATGTCGCCAGGGACGTGAGGCCGTTTAAAACCAAAGCCCGTGACCGCTACCTTAGCGATCAAGAATTTAACGCCGTACAAGCCGCTGCAAGCCCTGTTTTACGATCAATGATGGATCTGCTGTATTTAACAGGTCAGCGCATCAGCGACATTATTTCCATTCGCCATGCCGACCTTACTGATGAGGGTATTTTGTTTCGGCAACAAAAGACCGGGCACCGAATACTTGTAGCGTGGTCCGATGAACTTAGGGTTGCCGTTGCAGAGGCGCGAAAGATCAGCAAAAACATTAAAGGTATGACCCTGTACAGCAACCGGACTGGAAAGCCATGGAGCTATAGCAGCATTAGCCTGATGTGGCGCAATGCAGTAAAGGCTGCCGGGATCGAAAACGCAAAAATCCACGACATTCGGGCTAAGTCTGCAACTGACGCTCAAAGCCAGGGTTTGGACAGTAAAAAACTGCTGGGTCACGCCTCAGAATCGAGTCATAACCGGTACTTGAGAAACAAGAAAACTGCGGTCGCAATACCGGTGAGTTTTAGACAAAAATAAAAAGTATTAGACAGAACTGCCAGCAAACCCGCGTGGTTAAGCCATTTCCTAAACCTGTAATAGAATGCCGTATTCTTTGCGACTAACAAAGGTATGCGGTTGATTTTTATCGGTTTTTGAAAGTTTTTGTCTAACAAACCGTGACATTTTACACCGGCTGAAACCCGCGTGGTTACTGGGTCGTTTTTGGAGTTTTAGACAGTTTTTTCGGTATTTTTTACCGTCTGCCTCGGTGCCTTTTGTCAGCTTCCTGAGCAAGATTCCAGTCTTCCCGGCACCATGAGTCGCACCAGCGGCGCTGCTCGGTCAGTTCGGCGTTACACCAAAGGCAATGGCCGGTTACTGGGGCGTCTGGGCCGGCCTCTCTGGCCGACTTAATGGCCAGATCCCGATCGAGCTGCTCGCGTTCGCAGGCTTTGTCGATGGCGTCTGTCATTGCCGAACCCCGTCAATTACCGCGTAGCAGGCCGCAAGCCCTGCCCTGATTTCGTCGGCTCTGGCAGCTTCCCCGACAAGAAACTCTGCGTCTGATCTTGAAAGCTCTGCCCCAGTGGCACCCGTGCATCCAGGGCGGGAAACTGCGGACAGGTCGCCGGAACGCTCGGTGCGGTCGCGCAAGCCTGCAAGATCAGCCCGAAGGCGAGTATTGATAGCAGCCTGATCGGCGGCTTGTTTTCGGATAGCAGCATTGGCTTTCTCCTGGTTGGCGCGCTCGGTGGAGAGCGCTAATTCGATGGCCTTGCGTTTATCGGTCTCGGTCTTTGCCAGCCATTTGGTATTTCGGGCGCTATCGCCCCATAGGTACCCGCCGGTGGCAACGCCAATGACGGTAAGAATGGCCCCGACCATGACCCACGGATTAAGGGTTGGCATTCTGGGCCTCCATACATTTCTGATAGCGCTCTACCGATCGCGTCCAAACGTCTGGGCAGCGCCTGTTGCCAGGGGTACTACAATCAAAACCCTGCACTTTTTTGTACTGAAGGTACCCCCGGCAGGAACCCGCATAATCACCAGCATTGGCCAGCCGCACCATGGATGATCCGCAGAGCTTGGCAACGCCGTACTGGTAGGAGAAATCCACCATCAGGTCGTACTCGGTTTGCGAAAGCGGCGCAGTGACGCATCGCTTGAGGCCGTTTTCATCTTTCTGAATATGCGCCAGGCTGCGCTGCAGCGCTTCGACGGGGTTGGTTTTGTCACCCATTTGCACCGGCGATCCGTCGGCACGGAAGGTGGAGCCGAACCCATAGGTCGGCCTATCGCCCTGTACAGGGATGATGGCTTTGTCGGTATAGCCTTCCTTGGCTGCAAGAGCGACCAGTAGCGCAGCGGATACGGATATTGCTGCAACGTGCCTACGTTCGATGGCCATGTCAAATTCCTTTCTGGGCAACCAGCCGAGCAACGAATGCCGCGCAGACAAACAAAAATGACAGCGCTGCAAACGTGCCTTGGCTGAATCTGTCACCGATCAATGGCAGCGCCACCTCGCATCCTGACAAGATTCCTGCCAGGATGATGAAGCGCAGGCTCCACGACCGGCGCAGGATTTCGCGCCAGTTCTTGTAAAAAGTGACGCAACGGATCATTTCAGATCCCGCAACATGTACTTGACGCGAGACAGCAGGCTACAGATCGCATCGATGCTGTTTTGAATGTAGCTTTCGTCACTGACCTCGTAGCGATTCGTTTTGACGTAATCGAATAGGTCTTCAACAAAACCCAGCGGGTTGGCATCTGGCGATACATTTACCGTGATTGGCGGGTACGTATTCGCCGGACCGTATTCGCCCAGGCATTCTTCGACCAGCGCATCAACTAGGCCGGGCAGATCGCTATAGAGCTTATCCAGACCGATGTGCCGGCTGAATGACGTTGTTTTCAGATGGTGGATGTGGGCACTGGCCGAGGCGGAAATCAGGGTTGCCAAAAACTGCTGGCGCGCTTGCTCGTTGACGGTTGCCAAACGGGTAAGCATGCGGCCTTTTGTTTGCGGGATCATTTTTGACTCCTTGGGATAGTGATGTCTCTGATTTGTGTTTCGATGCGTGTTATTGATTCTTGTTGAAGGCGGTTAATCACAAGAGATTCTTGGACGTTCGTAAATACCCAAGCCATTGATGAGATGACCAAAACTTGTACGGTGCCAAACACAATCCCAAGGGCCCATCCTGCGCCCTTGGCTTTGTTGATAGCTTCGTTGGTTGTTGACTCAACTGCGCTGATCTTTGTGATTGCCTGCTCGTATTTCGCCCGGTTGTCAGAAATCTGCTTCCAAAGCTGGTCAATGTTTTCCCGTGCGTGACCGTTGTGAATCACTACCTCGGCGATTGTTTTATCCAGCTTTGCAATCTGAGTTACATTCACTTTGATGTCTTCAACCTTTTCGGAAAGGCTGTTCATCTGTATTTCCAGGCGCGCCATCTGCGACGAGAGGCTATCGGCGTTTTTTTCGTTGTCGGACATAGCTACCCCTTACCCATCAAAATAAATTCGTTACAACCCCAGCGCCGCTTTCTGCTCTCGACCCCATGCCCGGCACGCTTCTGCATGCGCGTTATAGGCCTCAAATTCGGCGCTTGGCGCGGTGCGTAGCAGCTTGAGCTCGTCATCTACCGAGTACATGGCGCGGATCTGGTCAACGACGCCCTGGTTAATCAGTTGCACGGCGCGGCTATTGGCCGTGATGGATGCTTTAAGGCCAGCATCGAGCGTCACGGCTTGCCATTCGATCTCTGTAGGCTGCTCGGGTAGCTGGGCAGTTGCTGGCACGCTGACGTAATACCAGCCATCCACTTCGGCCAGCTCCAGGGCGCGGTCGCCTTCGTCAGCGTTCTTGAAATACAGCGTAGTGCCGTTGGGGCCATCGGTGGTGATTCGACGGTACTTGTAGATGCTATTCATGGCTGGCCTCGTTTCATAGGTTCTGGCAGTTGGTCATACAGCGCCGGGTATGCCCGGAGCCGGTTCATAAAGTGTTTGTGGGTGGCGCTGGCCTTGGCATGGCCAATGCAGCTCACAATGCTTTCCATGTCGCCCCGGCGTAACGCCCGGGTGTAGGTATAAATGCTGTGTTTTCTGACAAAGCGGGTTTTGCGCCA